ATCTTATTAAATCAAATAAGAGAATCAGCAAACTCACATAATATCCCTTATGATGGAGCTGTTATGGCAGTTGATGATTATAAAATTGCTGATTCTATGGGACGTACAGATAAATTCTTCCGACATTCAATGGCATACAAATATGAAGACGAATTATTTGAAACTGTGCTTACAGATATTGAATGGAATACTTCAAAGACAGGTTTAATTAATCCTGTAGCAATCTTCGAGCCAGTTGACTTAAATGGAGCAATTACTACAAGAGCAACGCTTCACAACATTACATATATTAAAGATATGATGCTTGGCGTAGGAGATAGAATTAGAGTCTACCGTTCTAATATGGTTATTCCTAAAGTACACGATAGCATTGATAAGAGTGGTAATTTTAAAATTCCTAACAAGTGTCCTATTTGCGGTCAACCTACAAAAATTGTCAAAGAGAATGACTCAGAAGTTCTTATGTGCGAAAATCCAGATTGTAAAGGAAAGCTTTTGGGTAAATTGGTTCACGCAACAAGTCGAAACGCATTGGATATTGAAAATCTTTCAAAATCTACAATAGAGAAATTCATTAATCTTGGTTGGTTGACATCAATTAAAGACATTTATTATTTAAAATGTCATGAAAATGAAATGAAAACTTTAGAAGGATTTGGTAAGAAGTCTGTTGAGAAGCTTCTTTCATCTATCGAAAAATCCCGTAACACAACACTCGATAGATTTATTTACTCACTTTCAATTCCTATGATTGGAAAGACAGTAAGTAAATTAATTGCAGAAAAGGTTAATTATAGCATCAGAGAATTTATTACAACTATGGAAACAAAAAGAGCTGTTTATTTTTCTTCTCTTGACGGTATAAGTGACAAAAAGATATCCTCGATTGATTCTTATTGGTATAAATATTCTAATATAGTTTACGAATTATCAAAAGAATTTAATTTTGAATCACCTTATGTAATCTTAGATGAAATTCCAAATACATTACAAGGAAAAACATTTGTAGTAACTGGTTCGGTTCATCATTATAAGAATCGTGATGAATTAAAGGCTAATATAGTTGCTCATGGAGGTACAGTAGTAGGATCTGTAAGTTCTAAAACATCTTATCTTATTAATAATGATATCAATTCAACTTCATCTAAAAATCAGAAAGCAAAATCGCTTAATATTCCAATTATTTCAGAAGAAGAAGAATTTTTTTCTATGATCCAGTAGATTTTGTCCATTATAGAAGGGAGGTGACAAAGAAACGTGAATTATATAAACGCAGGTAAACTAAGAAGTTTTCTTGAAAACGTACCTTCGAATTCTTATGTTGCTGTAGGTACAAGAGAGAATAATGAAATAGAAGAAATTAGACAAGAATCTGGCATTGTTGATATGAGCATAAAATCTGTCGGATTTGATTCTAGTAATTCTAACGAAGTATATATCAAGTTATATACAAATAAATATGATGGAAGTGGGTGTTTAAGATTTACAAGATAAGTAATATGGCTATATCTCTTGTATTAGTAAGTACACTTGTCGCCCCTTTGAGGGCAGAAAACATACAAGCTATAACTGCTAGTGCAGCACAGATTAACTATTATGAATCGCATTTTTATGTAAAAACCAGAGAAAAAATGCTTCAACGACAATTAGAAATAAATAAATGTCAAAAAGATATAGCAACAGAGAATAATGAAGTGGACGATAAAACTCCTGTCATTATAGAAGAAACTTACTATATTGATATGGATGTGCCAGGAAGTAAACCATTCAAATCATATATGGATGCAAGGTTGATAACAAGTACAAATTCAGCACAATATAAGCTTAAGTCTGAGTATGAGCTTGATGATTCAGGTATCTATATGATTGATGGACGTTATGCTTGTGCTATCGGTTCTTATTACACTACTGAAATAGGCACAAAATTTGATGTTGTTATGAAATCAGGCGAGGTAATTCCTTGTATTCTTGCTGATTGCAAGGCAGATGAACATACTGATAATTTAGGACAATACACTATAAGTAATGATTCGATTGTGGAGTTTATTGTTCATAGTCCTACATTAATCCCTAATATTTCAAATCGTTGGGGAAATACAGGTGATGTATCTACTTTAGGTGGCATTTTTGAAGGTGAGATATCTTATATAAGAATGTATTTTGATTAGAAAGGAACGAAACATGCTAGAAACAACAGCGGTTATTAGATTAGACAATATTAAAAGAATAAAGGATTTTGTTGATATTGTAAATATGATGAAGAAATAACAATTAAATCACATAGGTATGAAGTTAATGCAAAATCTATCATGGCAATATTTTCACTTAACCTATTAGAGTTAGTAAATGTTTGTCTGTATTGTGATGATAGTAATGTAATTGAAAAATTTATAAAAGATATGGAGGGTTTCGAGTGATTGTATTAATTGGAAAAAGTTGTTCAGGAAAAGACAGCGTTGCAAAAATATTATGTTCTATGGGATATTCAAGAGTTGCCACTTGTA